GACGAAGTAGCCTTTGCTTTTGAGCAAGGCGTAAGACACAGCGATAACGGCGGTTTTGTAAATGTTAGAAACTTTAACCTATGGCTAAAGGAATACAGGCAACAGGCACAGCTTAAAAGACAGCAAGGCTTAATAACTGACTATCAAAAACATGAAGCAAATGTTAAGCGAATAGGCAACACAGTAAAAAAAGCAAAGCAGATCAAATGATAGAATTTTTAAAACACGCTACAGGATTATGCGGCGAGCCGCACCCTAGCTTATTAACTTTGCTAGCAGGAACACCTATAGCTAGCTATTTAATTTACAAGTATAAAAAGTTTAAAAAAAATAGATATGAGTAAAGCACAGACACTTTTTAAAACATTGCTAGAATATAGAGAACGTAAAAAAATTATGAGCGATGTAATGAGGGCTATAGATGAATACGTAAAAGAAGTAATAAAAGAAACATTAGAAAATGAAAAAAGGAACATTAAAAACTGAAACAGTTAAGATACTTAAAGTTATTGTAAAGCACATAGACGACAGCACAGTAGACTATGACAGCGACAACTTAAAAGCAGCATTAAGCGAAGCTATGGCTTACTACGATCTTTACTTATTAAAGAAAAATAATCAAACAGTAGAAGCGCAAAAGCTAGAAAGTATGCTAGTGCCTAAATACGAACTAGGTTTAAGGGCAGAAATACGAACTTATTTAGATGAACACTAATGATAGTTTTAAAAATTATTTTAATACTAGCTATAATGTATACAGGGCTTACCTTATACTTTCAGCATAGAATAGACAAAAAACATAAAGATTGGCAAGAAAAGCTAAAACGCACGCAAGACTTAAAAAAGAACTAGACGCGGTATTTAGTAAGTATATACGATGGTATTACGCAGACGCTAACGGTTATGTAGAGTGTTATACTTGCGGACAGGTAAAACCCGTAAAACAAATGCAAGCAGGACACTTTCAAAGCCGCAGACACACTAGCACGCGCTGGCACCAAAACAACGTTAGACCACAGGACGCGCGCTGTAATATGTTTGCTCAAGGCGAACAGTATCTATTTGGGCAAAAGCTAAAAGCTGAAATAGGCGAAGAAGCAGTAGAAGAAATAATAGCACTTAGCCGTAAAAGCGTAAAGTATAGCAAAGCAGATTTAGAATACTTAATAGACTTATACAAAGAAAAACTAAAAGCTATATGCAAATAACAAACGAAGACAATATGCAGCTAATGGCAAGGTATGAAAACAATTACTTTGACTTAGCTATTGTTGATCCTCCTTATGGAATAAACGCTTCAGAAATGACAATGGGAAGTGGTAAAAATAAGAAATATAAAAAGGGTAAAAAGTGGGATAACAAAACACCTAATGTTAATTATTTTGAAGAATTAGAAAGAGTTTCTAAAAACCAAATTATATGGGGAGGTAATTATTTTACTGATAAATTAAGACCAAGTAAATGTTATATTTTTTGGGATAAAGGTATAAACGGAGATTGCGATTTTGCAGACGGAGAACTTGCTTGGTGTAGTTTTAATAAAGTTTTGAGAATTGCACCAATAAAATATAAAGGTTTTTTAGGTGCTGACAATGTAAGAATACATCCAACACAAAAACCTGTCAAACTGTATGAATGGCTTTTAATGAACTACGCAAAAGAGGGTGACAAAATACTTGACACGCATTTAGGTAGTGGTTCAATAGCTATTGCATGTCACAATCTTGGTTTTGACCTTACAGCTTGCGAACTTGACAAAGAATATTACGAAGCGGCAATGCAAAGAATCAATAACCACAAATCACAAATAAGGCTATTTTAGTTAACAACTTTGTTTATTAGTATTTATTAACAGCGCTTGCGTATGTGCTGTTTTTTTGTATAATGAGCTATGCTTACAGACAAGCTAGCAAAGCAACTAAAAGAAGTAGCGGCAAATTTTATACCTGCCGCAGATCTTGACGACTTAACTCAAGAAGTTTTTTTATATCTATTAGAACTGCCAAGCGAAAAACTACAGCAACTTATAGAAGACAAGCAAATAAAGTATTACTTTATAAGGCTGTGTAAAAATAACTACTTTAGTAAGACTAGTAAATACCATTATAAATATAGGAAGCCTGTAGAGCGTATAGAATATACTAACGGTAAGCTAGGTATAACTAAAAAACAGGACGCTATTAACTTATATTTTAATACGGATATAGAAGACAGCGACTTAATACACAATATACTAGCTGAATTATATTGGTATGAACGAGAACTATTTAAGCTGTATGTGTTAGGTAAATATGAAGGTAAAAAATATACATACAGCACACTAAGCCAACACACAAAAATAAGCCGCATGTCTATATATACTACGATAAAAGGCGTAAAACGTTACGTGCGTAATAGGTTAAAAGAGGTAAGGAATGATATATAAAGAACTGGCTAGGCTTATAGATTACGATATACCTTGTATAGAGTTTTATAATGAAGAAGGCGAACTAGAATACAGCGCTACACTTGATAACTTCGAGTTTGCAGACATAGATATAATATTACACGAAGAATACGAACCCTTCGGTATAATAAAATTAAAAAGAAATGCAGAAACCAAGCTTAATGGTAAAGGCTTACAACCTCCTGAAAGCAAGCTATAAGCACGCTAAGGACGATTTCGAAAAGACAGAGCAAACTATATATAATGATCGCGTGCATACTTGTAGTCGATGCGATTTCTACGACCACGAAGACAATAGCTGTAACGTTTGCGGCTGTCCTATTGCTACAAAGGCTTCATGGAAAAGCGAAAACTGTCCTAAAGGTAAATGGTAAAAGATAAAACTATAAGTAATATAGTAGTAATATGGTGCTAGACAAAGCAACCTACGAAGAAGTAGTAAAGGCTTGGGCTAACTGTCCTAACGGCAACTGTAAAACACACGAAGACAAAGCGCGTATAATTACTTTATATAACAAAATATATAAAGAAAACTATAGAACTACTACAAATTGTAGCGCGTGCTTAAACGCAGTATATAAAGGAATTAAAAAAATAATAGAAAATGGCAGCACCTAAATACTATATAGGTAAAACACATAAATACGAAGCTAGCAAAGTAGTAGAAGACTTCCAAGCAGATAGCTACAATATAGGAACGGCACTAACTTACTTAATGCGTGCAGGACGTAAGGTATATGTAAACGGCAAAAGTGTAGACAGTAAAGAAGAAGATATACGCAAGGCTATAGATCATTTGCAATTTGAATTAAACAGAATAAACGCAGATAAAGAAACAGAAGCTAATTTAATATATGAAAATACAAGTAGTAGCTATTAGTGGTATATACCCTAACAAGCAAAACCCTAGAATAGTAAACAAGGCTAAATTCGAAAAGCTAAAGAAGTCTATACAAGAGTTTCCTGAAATGTTAAAGCTACGACCTATAATAGTAAATGAAAGCTATATAGTGCTAGGCGGTAACATGCGCTATAAAGCACTTGTAGAACTAGGCTATAAAGAAGTGCCTATAATAAAAGCAGAAGACCTAACCGAAAGGCAGGCGCAGGAGTTTATTATAAAAGATAACTTAAGTTTTGGCGACTGGGATTTTGATATATTAGCTAACGAGTGGGATAGCGTAGACCTTGAAGACTGGGGGTTAGACGTATGGCAAAACGAAGACGATATAATAGCACACGAAGACACTACAGAAGAAAGTAAAGAAGAAAAAGTAGTATGTGCTTTATGCGGTAAGTAATACACAAAATTACACACTTATGCAGGATAGAACAATAAACAAAAAAGTAGCTATGTTAGAAGCGTTAGAACAGTCGCTAGGCGTAGTTACTACAGCTTGTAAGATAGTAGGTATAGAGCGTAAGACTCATTACAACTGGTTAGAGCAGGATAAGGACTATAAAGCTGCGGTTAAAAGTATAGAAGACGTAGCTATAGACTTTGCAGAAAGCCAACTACACAAGCAGATAAAGAAAGGCAGCACGCAGGCTACAGTATTCTACTTAAAGACTAAAGGTAAAAGACGCGGATACGTAGAACGCCAAGAACACGAACTAAGCGGCGGTGCTAGACCTATCAATATACAAATAGATATTGACGAAGACTAAGTTAACAAAGAAGCAAGGATTAGCGCTAAGGTATCTTAACGACAAGGCAACTACTGAGGTTTTATTTGGCGGTAGTGCAGGCGGCGGTAAGTCCTACTTAGGCGCTGTATGGCTTATATACCTTTGCACTAGCTATAGTGGCATACGCTGCTTAATGGGTAGAAGTAAACTAGACAGCTTAAAGAAAACTACACTTAACACTTTCTTTGACGTATGTAAGCAGTTCGAACTACAAGCTAACGTAGACTACACTTTTAACGGCAGTAGTAATATAGTGCGCTTTAGTAATGGCAGCGAAATAATACTTAAAGATCTATTTCTATACCCTTCAGATAAAAATTTCGACAGCTTAGGTTCGCTAGAAATTACAGCAGGCTTTATAGATGAGGCGAACCAAGTAACAGAAAAAGCAAAGCAAATAGTAAGCAGTAGGCTACGCTACAAGCTAGACGAATACGACTTAACACCGAAGCTACTTATGACTTGTAATCCTGCTAAGAATTGGGTGTATAGCGACTTCTACAAGTTACATAAAGAAGACAGGCTGCCAACACATAGGAAGTTTATACAAGCGCTAGTAGACGACAATAAGCATATATCTAAACACTACAAAGAACAGCTACTAAAGCTAGACGAAATAAGTAAGCAGCGCTTATTGTATGGTAACTGGGAATATGACGACAGCGACGACAAGCTAATAAACTACAACGCTATACTAGGCGCTTTTGAAATAGACAACGTGCCTGCAGGCGACAAGTATATAAGCGCAGATATAGCGCGCTACGGTAAAGACAAAACCTGTATAATATACTGGAACGGTTTACGAGCCGAACAGTTTACAGTAATAGACAAGAATAGTATAATAGAAGCAGCCGACGCTATACGCGATATGCAGCAGACTTACGGCGTGCCGCTAAAAAACATAATAGTAGACGACGACGGTGTAGGCGGCGGCGTTACAGATATACTGCGCTGTAAGGCGTTTGTAAACAATTCTAAGGCACTTAAAGGCGAAAACTATATAAACCTAAAGACACAATGCTACTACACGCTAGCAGACGCTATAAACAAGTCTAAGCTATATATACGCAATAATAACACAACACACAAAAACTTTATAATACAAGAACTAGAGCAAGTAAGGCGTAAGAATTTTGACAAGGATACGAAGCTACAGCTAATAAGTAAAGAACAAGTAAAGCTAGCTATAGGCAGATCGCCTGACTTTAGCGACGCGTTAGCTATGCGTATGTATTACGAATTAAAACCGCAGGGTAAATACTATGTGCAATAAAGAAAAGGGCAGTAATTAAACCGCCCTTTAGCTAAAAACAAATGAAAAAATATATATAGGTGTATAACCTAAAGAGCCGCAATATACTCAAATTTTAAAATTTATATTTTATAGTATGCAAATAGTTATTAACGAACAGTCTTACTACGTGCCTAGCGCTTTTAACGAAGTAAAATTAGGTAACTTTATAGACTACATGGAGCAATATAACGAAGAAGACGACGACGCTAAAAAGCAGTTAGTGTTAGTATCTACGTTAACAGGCGCACCGAAGCTATTGTTAGAAAAAGCAAAAAAGAACGTAATAGATCAAGCAGTAGAAGAATTAAATAAAATGCTGCAAACTAAAGCTAGCGAAGAATTAAACCTAGTTTTTGAAATAGACGGTATAGAATATGGCTTCCACCCTAACCTACACGAATTAAAACTAAAGGAGTTTGTAGACTTAGATAGCAAGCTAGCGGACGGCTGGCAAGCTATGGCAGAAGTTATGTCTATATTATACCGCCCTATAACAAAGCGTAAAGGCGACAAATACAGAATAGAAGACTACGACTTTAAGACAGCTAAACACAGGGCAAAGCTATTTAAGCAAGAATTAAGCGTAGATACGGTTAACGGTGCAGCCGCTTTTTTTTTGAGTATCGCCGTTCAATATCTGACCATTATGCAGCAATTTTCGGAAAACCTGAACAGGAAGCAAAGGAGAAAGGCTACGCGTCAGATGAAGAACAATTTAACGAAAAATATGGATGGTATTCTATAGTATACACGCTAGCAAATGGCGATATTTTAAAATTTGATAACGTGCTAGAATTAACAGTAGACGAGTGCTTTAATTTTATAGCATACCAAAAAGATTTAAACTATATACAAAATAAATAAATGAGTATACTATATAAAGGATTAGAACTAAAAAACGCTACGCTAGAGCAGCTATATAACTTATTTAGATCTATAGGTCGAGAACACTTTTTTATACAGACTACTACTATAGGCGATATATTCGAAGTAGACCTAGTAGAAACTACCTACCCTTTAATGCACGTTTCTACAAATACTGCTACTTTTTCTAGCGGACAAATAGAGCATAGTTTTCAAGTAGTAGTTATGGACTTAGTTAACAAGGACGAAAATAACGAAGAAGAAGTGTTAAGCGATATGCTGCAAGTTATAGGCGACGTTTTAAGCGTGCTTTTAAACAGCGACTACGATACTGACTACACAGACTTTAGACACGAAATAAGAATACAAGAAAATATAACGTGCGAACCGTTTACAGAACGTTTCGACAACGAAGTAACAGGGTGGACGGCAGATATAAATATAGTAGTAGCATTTGACGCTACAGCATGTGCGGGCGGCTATGTGCCTTTTGCTACTTAATATGAGCGTATTATAAAAATATCGTAACAACAAAGTAACACAAACAAGAAGTATATATATAGTAATATAGTAATATATAGATAATAGTAATATAATATAATATAGAAAATGGCGACAACAGTAACCGCAGCAACATTAACAGTTAACATACAAGAAAGCATAACGCTAAACGGTGTAACTTACGACAAAACAACCACTAAAAGTATAGCAAGTGTAGCTAACTATCACAGTAGAGTAGTGCAGCTAAAAGCATCTACTACGCACACTGTAGTAAGTTTAGCTTCAGATCCTAGTAACGCTAACTTTGATAGCGACGACTTTAAGTATATGCGTATAACTAATTTAGACGACACTAACGCAGTGCAGTTAAATTTAACAGACGCTAGCGACGCTACAGTAGCTATAGAAATAGGTGCAGGCAATAGCTTTACTTTATTTGATACTAGCATAGACGGTAACGCAAGCGGCAACGCTATTACTACTACACCGCATACAATAGAAAGCGTAGTTTTAGTTACACCTGCTGCAGAAGTAGACGTAGAGATAGTAGTAGCTACCGTATAGTGAAAACAGCAAATACACAAAAAGTATTTAAAGCGTTTGCCGAAAAGACTACTAAAATGGCTAAAAGCGTTTTGCGTAATAAAGGCAAAAATGCTAGCGGCAGTTTAGAAAAAAGTATAGGCTACGATTTAAAAGTATATCCTAGCGGTGCTTTAGAGTTACAGTTTAAAGCTGCAGAATATGCGACGTTTGTAGACAAAGGTGTAAGCGGAACTAAAAAAAGATATAACACGCCTTACAGATATACTACAAAACAACCGCCTAGTAACGTTATAGATAAATGGGTAGTGCGTAAAGGTATTAAGGCAGGGCGCGACGATAAAGGCAGATTTATAAAGCGTAAAAGTTTAGTCTTTGCAATAGCTAGAAGTATAAAGCTATACGGTATAGAGCCTACAAACTTCTTTACAAGGGCTTTTAATTTTGGATATAAAAAGCTACCTGCAGATATAGTAAAAGCATACGCAAAAGATTACGCTAAATTTTTAAGAACAGTAACAGAAAACATATAATAAAATGGCAGTTAGTTTTATACAGCAACCTAATCTAAAAATATGCGCTGCATACGACGATATAGCGTATACATTACAGAACGGCGCTACTAGTCAGTTTTTCCATAAGTATATACTTAAAGTTTATGTTAACCAGTCTTTAGTAGCTACATTAAAAGCAAGCGCTAACGAACAAGGTAACGGAGTATTTAAAATAGAAAATATACTACAGGACTTTTGCACTACTGATATAGACGGCTATATATCTACTACAGGATCTAGCAGCACACTTAACGGAGTAACTTCTAACACAGCGCAGCACGCTATACATAAGATAGATGCCTTTGCAAATAACAAAAGCAACTTAATACAATTTCGAGTAGAAGGCACAGAAGAATACTCTACTACTGCAGACGGCACAGTAACAGAGCAAGCAGTAACAGCTTTTAGTTTAGCTAAAAGCGCATTTAACGCAGTTACACAAATAGAAAACGGATACGAAACTTTTAACGGATTCGATTTTGTTTTGTCAAGTGTCAATAATGATTTAATAACTGGTTTTGACAGTAGCATAAATAGAAAGCTGCGTAGCACAGACTACCATACAGTAGCGTTTCTTAACGGAAAATGGGGTATAGTTGGAGCACAACAAAGCGAACCTGACAAATTCGTAGTAAAATTTTATAACGATGCTAACGTGCAACAGGGTAGCACTATAGACTACGACATAGACGCTGCTGCTAGTAACGGTGCTTTTTTAGGTTCTTTGTTGCACCACACAGTAGCAAACTCGTTTACGCATGAAGCAGGTCTAGTATACTTCGGATGCGGTGCTAAAAACATAACTAATAACGGAGCTACTATACCTGCAGCAGCTACATACTATACAGTGCAGGCAGAAAATGGCGGTAGTGCTGTAAGTAAGCTATATACGTTTGTGTTAACAGACGAAGACTGTAAAGGCTATGAAACTATTAGGCTAGCTTATCTTAATAGACTAGGTGCATACGACTACTACAATTTTAACAAGCGTAGCACGCGAACTACTGCGGTGCAAAAAAACACTTTTAAGAAAGCATACGGAAACTATCAAGATCAAACTTACAGCTATGGCGTATATCAAGGCGGCACTAATAACTACGGCGTAACAGCTAACGAAACTATAGAAGCTAACACAGACTTTATAAGTGAAGCAGAAGCAGCAGCTTTAGAAGAACTGTTTACAAGCCCTAGCGTATTTATGCAAAATGCTAACGGCGATTTCGAGCCTGTAGTAATTACTGAAAGCGAATACATAAAGCAAACTAGCGCTAACGATAAAGTAATACAGTATACTATAGGGCTACACAAAGCACATAACAAAAGAATACAGCGTAACTAATGGTAAGACTAGTAGCATACGATAGCAATAACACGCCTACAGATTTAGACGTATACGGCGGCGAAACAATACCGCTAACGCTTAACGTAGACGACTTGCGCGACATAGGCAGCAGAAACGGCGGCTATAGTAAAGACTTTGACTTACCCTATACAAAGGCAAATAATAAGTTTTTTAATCACATTTACGACCTACAAGTAGATAGCACCTTTAACCCGTATACTAACGTAAGAGCAGAACTATATATAAATGAAAATTTAGTATTTGCAGGCGGTTTATACTTACAAGGTTTTGTAGATAAAGACGCAGAAAAACACTATACCGTTAACTTGTTTAGCAACACTGTAAGACTGTTAGACACTTTAGGCGAAGCTACACTAAACGACTTAGACTATACCGACTTAGACCACACTTTTACAGAAGCTAACGTCTTAAATAGTCAAACTTTTGCAGGTGTAACACTTACTACAGGCGGCACTACTACAGATGTGTTCTACCCTTTAACACAAACTAAAGGAATACTGACTACAAGCTCAGGACTGCGCATTATATCAAGTAGAAACTATACGCCTTTTGTAAAGTTAAAATATATATTAGACAAAATTTTCGAATACGCAGGCTTTACTTATAATAGCGACTTTTTTAATACAGCTAATTTTAGAGATATATACACAGATACGGGGCTAGCTGACTTTAGCAGTAACGCAACTTTTGACTACGCTGCAGCGTATACAGGTATACCTTACGACAATGCTAACTGGGTAGTAAATTCTGACGACTTCGACATATTGCTAGACGGTAGTAGTGATACTTCTGCAGTTCAAGATCCAGAACTAGCAATAACAACTAATAACACATACCAAAGCGCTACAGGCGGCGCTCCTTCAGGACATAAAAGCAGTAGTAGTTTATTTATACCTTATGTTAAAATAATAAATAGCGGCACAGTTAATAACGGCGTAGACCAAGAAAGCGGCGCAACAGGCTTACAAGATCCTAATAACATATATAATAATGGAATAATAACAGCGCCTACAGATAACTTTACTTTTGAGTTATACGCTTTTTATTACTTATACGGCGCGGTAGGAACTACTGTTACATTAAAAGCAAATATAGCAACAGGCGGCGGTAGCACAAGTAGTATAGCGCTTTCTACAGGAACTATACAAAACCATGTAGCTTTTTCAGGATTAACTAACGGTTTTATAACAATAGGAAATAACGACTTTCATACACTCCTAAACCAAAACGATACTTTTAGCTTACACTTAGAAGCTAGCGCAGACGTATACTTAATGCCTTATAAAATTGGTTACGATATGGCGCAATACGCAGCAGGTGGCTGTGGTAATATTAGTAACGGTATACCTGATAGCTGCGGCTTACAATTCTACGACGGAGTGCATAAGAACCTATACCCTACGGAAGTATACATAAACCCTATAGGGCAAAATGGTAGTATAGACGATCGTATAAAAAACAACCATAACGAAGTTAAGTTAAAAGATATATTTAGCGATATTACAAAGCTATTTAACTTATACGTAGATACTACAGAAAACGACAAAGAACTAAAGATAGAACCGTATAACGACTACGTAGCTGCAGGCACTACGCTAGACTGGACGGAAAAAACAGACTATACGCAGGTAGTTAGCTTATACCAAGACTTGCCTAGCACTATAAATTTTAAGTATAATAACGACGACGACGACTACGCGTTAAACCAGTATAAAAAAAATGCGCTAGTAGACTACGGTAGTTTTATTTTAAATTTAAGCACAGATAAAGAACAAAAAGAAGAAATAGCGTTAGAAGTATTTAGCGCTACTGCAGTGGTTCATTATAGCACTTCGCACCCTTATAGTAGTGTAGTGCAACGCGACGAAGCAGGCGTATATGAGCGCTTAAAAAACAAGCCTAGACTAGTATATAAAAACTTTACACCTGTAGGCGTAGCCACTGACGACCTTATAAACATAGTCGACCATACCGAATACCACATGGCAAGCCATTATAACCACACGCCTGTAAATATAAACGCTACTACACTAGACCTTAACTTCGGATATACACAGCCTGTATATGTTAGCAATACCTTAAATACTGTTAAAAACTTATTTAACACATACTACTATAGGTATATATCAGAACGGTATACAGAAGACAGAACTTTTATAAAGATAAACATACGACTGTCAGAAGTAGACATAGCTAATTTTAGATTTAATAATAAAGTAATGCTTAAAAACCAAGTTTACTTAGTTAATAAAATAGAGTATAACGCAGGCGAAAACGGAATAAGCAAAGTAGAACTAGTAAAGATATAATGAAGAAAGTATCTAGAATAATAACGAATACAAAGCAGGTCAAGTTTTTTGACTCTAACGGAGCAGAAGTAGACGGCACAGCAGAAGACTGTAGGGCAGTAGGCGGCAAGTATAAAAATAGGGTGTGTGTATTGCCTAACACAACGCAGCTACAGCCTAGTTTTACAGCTAACAATATAAGCGCAGGGCAAGGAAATAACATACAGCTAGCACAGAACTGTAACGTAAACGGAAACTATAACGAAGTTTTCGGCGCTGACTTTGCAACGGTGCAAGGATATAACAGCAGGGTAACACGCTACGGCGAACAGACAAGGTCTTTTGCTTCTGCTAAGGCGCGATCACAAAAAAGCGTTTTATTCTACGAAGGAGTTACTAACTCTTCTGCAGGCACTGCTGAAATTTTTTTAGGTGGCGTAGACGGTAAAAGGTTAGAAGTAGACGAATCTTTCGGAATGTCTACTATAGCTTTAGATATACACACCGTAGCTAAGTATACCGACGCAGGTAACGCAGGTTCAGGTTATATGCACAGTAAAGCAGTATTTCAAAGCACAGGAGGCGTATTAGCTATTAACGGTAGCCATACTTCGCTATTTGCTCAAACGTTAGTAATAGGTAGCTTAACTTTAGCAGCAGTAAGCGGAACACCTGACTATATAAGTTTTACTTTATCAGGCGATAGGTCAGGTAGGTCTATGGCTTGGAGTGTAATAGTTAACGTATACGAACTTAGAACCGAACCAGTATAATGAAAAAAGAAACGCACATAACATTTAAGCTATTAGGCGATGTAATAGCTATAGGTTTTTCAGGATTGAAGGACACACTACCGCTAATAACAAAATATAAAAAAGCTAACAAAATAATAACGGGCAAATGGCAAGCGAAGAAAAAGTAATAATAAGCGTAAAGGTAGACGACAAGCAAGCTAAACAAAGTTTAGAAAACGTTACAAAATCGACAGAGGCAACAGCTAACGCAGCTACTAACGCAGCTAGTGAGTTTTCTATACTTGGCGTAAGCCTGAATAGTGTTAAGGCAGGTTTTGGTAAAATTATACCTATAGCTAAAGCTATGTTCGGCACTATTAAAGCAGGTTTAATTTCTACAGGTATAGGCGCTATTGTTGTAGCAGTAGGAACGCTTATAAGTTATTTTACACAAACTAAAAAAGGCGCGGAATTACTAAGTGTAGCTTTTAAAGCTGTAGGTGCTGCCGTATCTGTTATTACAGATCGTATAAGCGCAATAGGTGGAGCTATAGTAAAAGTGTTTAAAGGCGACTTTAAAGGCGCTGCAGAAGACGCTAAAAACGCAGTAACAGGTTTAGGCGACGAAATACGAAAAGAAACAATAGCTACTATAGAGTTAGGTAAAGCGTTTAACGCCTTAAAAGATAGACAAAGAGAATTAAACGTAGAAACCGCAGCTAGAAGGGCAGAGGTAGAAGCGCTAAAACTTGTAGCAGAAGACATGTCTTTAGCTGAAGAAACAAGGCTAGACGCTGCAGAAAAAGCATTTAAAATAGAGAACGACCTACTAGACAAAAGGGTAGCTAACGCAGAAGAAGCGTTAAGAATTAAAACCGAAGAAAACGCTATGGGCGAAAGCCTCGCAGAAGATCTAGACGAACAAGCGCAGCTAGAAGTAAACTTATTTAATATAAAGCAAGAAAGTATAACGAAGCAGATAGAATTAAATAACAAAATAAACGGTATAAAGCGCGAAGCAGAAGCTAAAGAACTAGCTAGAATACAAGAAATAGCGGACAAAAGAAAGGAGGTTTTAGAAGCAGATTTAGATCTAGCTAGACAAGGTAGAGATATTAGAGAAAAAATACTACTTAAAGGAATAGAAGACGATGAACACCGCGAAAAGAAAGCACTAGAACTACAGCTAAATAGAGATTTAGAAGCGATAGATAAGTCGTTAGCTTCAGAAGAAAGAAAAGGTATACTAGAGTTAGAGCTGACGCGTCAATTTATGGTAGACAGAAAAGCTATTACAGATAAGTTTAAAGCCGAAGAAGACAAGGAAAAAGATCTAAAAGACCAAAAAGAATTAGACAACGCTAAAAAGCTAGCAGACCAAAAAACGCAAGTAAGAAATATGGCTTTTAACGCAGCAGCCGACTTATTTGGTAGGGAAACTGCGGCAGGAAAAGCGGCGGCTGTAGCACAGGCTACTATGAATACTTACGAAGGTGCTACTAGAGCAAACAAAGACTTTCCTATACCGTTAAACTTTGTAGCTATGGCGGCGATTATAGCGGCAGGTTTACAGCAGGTGCGTAAAATTGTAGATACGCCAACACCTAAAAAAATGAATACAGGAGGTTTAGTAAGTGGTGTAGGAACAGGAACAAGCGACAGCGTAAGCGCTAGACTATCTAAAGGAGAAAGCGTAATAAACGCACGTTCTACGCGTATGTTTAAGCCGCTACTATCTGCTATTAACGAAGCAGGAGGCGGCGCTGCGTTTGCTGACAAAAGCAGTATTTCTACGCAGTCGCAAGGCATTACGGGCGGTGTAGTAAAAGCGTTTGTAGTAGCTGACGAGATGACTAACACGCAGGATAGATTAACAAAAATAAGAAGACGAGCAACAATATAAAAATATAAAATTATGCCTTGTAAAAAATGCGAAAACGGTAAGTATAGATTTGGTAACGGCGACTGTAAATATAACACGCTAGAAGCCTGCGAAGCAGCACACCAAACATACGATATAATAGAATTAGTAATAGACGAAGAACACGAAGCTATAGCTATAGACGCTATAAGCCTTGTAACAGAACCTGCTATAGAAGAAGACTTTGTGTATATGAATAAGCAGCAGAAAGCTATAACGCTGTCTAAAATAGACGAAGACAAGCGACTAATAGTTAGCCCTGCACTTATACCTTATAAACAGATATACAGGTATAACGAACGCAAAGACGCGCACTACTACGTATACTTTACAGCCGAAACAGTAAGGCAGGCGGCAGAAGCTTTTATAAAATACCACAATACTAATAACGCTACAGTGCAGCACGAATACAAAGTAACAGGCGTAAGCGTTATAGAGTCTTGGATCGTAGAAGACAGCAAAAACGACAAGTCAAACTTATACGGCTACGAACTGCCTAAAGGCACTTGGTTTGTATCTATGCGTATAGAGAATGACGAAGTATGGCAGCAAGTGAAAGAAGGCACGTTAAAAGGGCTGTCTATTGAAGGATACTTTGTAAACGCTGCAGAACAAATGGCTAAAGTAGGTAGCATGGTAACAGAAGGCAAAGACGGCGAAATAGAACTACCGCTATACGACAACGAAGAAGAAGCGCTAGAAAAAGCTAAAGAGTTAGGTTGTAGCGGTGTGCATTCTCATTCACTTGACGGTAAAGAAGTTTTTATGCCTTGTAGCGATCACGATATAATAAAAGAACTAGGCGAAATACTAGAACTTGCTAGCTACACAGACTACCCTAAAGGCGCTACTGCGAACGCTGAACGCGCTATAATAGAAAACGAAGAACGAGGTAACAAGTGCGCTACGCAGACAGGAAAAGTAAGAGCGCAGCAAATCGCAGCTAGACGACCTTTAAGCTACAAAACGGTAAAGCGCGTTTATAGTTATTTGTCAAGGGCTAAAACATACAACACAGGCGACTATAACGACTGCGGCACAATCTCATACAACTTATGGGGTGGCGACGAAATGTTAAGGTGGGCAAAAAAAATTGTTGAACGCGAAAATAAAACAAAATAAACTATAATATATTTTATAGTGTAACTTTTACTACAAAAAAAAATAAAAATGGATCTGAAAGAACGCATTAAAGTAGCTTTAGGTATAAACGAAGAAGCTACAGAAATTAAATTAGCTTTTCAAGCGAAGCTAGTAGACGGAACTATTATTACGTCAGAAGCAGACGAAATGGCTGTAGGCGTATTAGTTAGTATTTTGTCAGAAGACGGCGAAACTACACCTATGCCAGAAGGCACTTACGAACTAGAAGACGGCACTAAATTTACTGTAGACGCAGAAGGTTTAGTAACTGAAATAGCAGACGTAGAAGAAGAAGTAGAAGAAGAGGTAGACGCTGAAGACAAAGACGAAGAGGACTACAAAGAAGAAAAAGAAGAAATGTCTATAGAAGACAAAGAAGCTGCTTTATTTGCAGAAGTAGGCACAGTAGTAAAAGAATTGCTAGAAGAAGTGCGTAACGATATAGCTAGACTATCAGGAGAACTTGACGAATTACGCGGCGAAAATTTAGCTAAAGACGAAAACCTAGCAGAATTACAAGAAGAAAATACTAACCTAGCAGCGCAAGTTAAAGAACTTAACGAAGCACCTGCTACGGATAGCGTTAACTTATCGAAGTTTGCAGAAAACAAAAAAGTAGAATTATCTGCAGACGACTATAATAAGCTAACACCAAAACAAAAATACTTACATAATTTAAATAAAATCAAGTAAAAAATGGCTTTAACAATTTCATCCAGCTCATATGCTGGTGAGCATGCGGGACTTTATGTAAACGCAGCTCTTCGACAAGCAGACAGTTTAAACTATATGACTGTTCGCGAAAATGTAAACTATAAAGAAGTTATCCAAGTAGGTAGCGGCGCTTTATTAAAAGACGCTACTTGTAACTTCGACGAGCAGTCTACTGCACTTTCTTTAGCTGAATCAGTTTTAGAAGTAGAGCAGTTTCAGGTAGCTCAAGAAGTATGTCGTAAGACTTTATTGTCTGACTGGAACCACTCTAAAGAAGAAGACCTAGTAGCGTATGCTATGTCTTACATGGCGCAAACTATCGCTGACGGTGTAGAGTTTTCTATCTGGCAAGGTAACACTTCTAACAGTGGGCAGTTTAACAAATTGGCTACAGGATCTATGACTGCTTCTTCTGCAGGTGGTGCTTTTACTGCTGCTTCAGGAACAGGTAACATTATTACTGAGTTAGGAACTTTAGCTGCTGCTATTCCTACTGCTGTATACGGAAAAGACGATACATACATCTATATGAACAAGAAGACTTATAGACTATACATTAACGCTATTTCTGCGTTATCTGCTTTTCCTTTTAACCACATGGGACAGTATACTCCTGAATTTGAAGGAACTAAGATTGCTGTATGTTCAGGTATCGCAGACAACGTAATGTATGCAGGACAGGCTTCTAACATATTCTTCGGAACTTCTGCTACTTCTGACTTAACAGAAGTTCAAGTAGTAGACATGGCACCGTTCGGGGAGCAAAACGTAAGAATGGTAGCTAGATTTACTGCAGGTGTGCAGGTAGGTGTAGCTGCAGACTTTGTATACCACGCTTAATATATAACCGCGTAAAAGCTAGGGTGTAAAAGCCCTAGCCTAACGCCTTAAAACAATAAAAAAATTATGGCTTGCGAATTAACAAAAGGACGTAGCTTAGATTGCAAAAGCAGCACAGGCGGTATAAAAGCGGTTTATTTTGCACAGGTAGCAGACGTAGTATTAACAAACCCTGAGGCAGCGCTTATTTCTGACTTAGAATTTGCTGCAGGTGCTTCTGCTACGTTATATAAGTATAACTTACCACGCGGCACAGGTAGCTTTACAGAAACGATTACAGGTAGTAGCGAAAACGGCACGTTTTTCTACGAGCCTTCAGTATCAATAATGCTACATGGCTTAACTACTGCAGATCAAAACGAAATTAAGTTACTAGCACAAAATAGGCTAGTAGTATTCGTTCAGCTTAACGCTAGAGTATCTACAGGCGGTCATGACGTTATCTTATGCTTAGGTGCAGAAAACGGCTTAGAACTAACTACAGGAACTGCGGCTAGTGGTGCAGCTTTCGGCGACATGGTGGGATACAGTTTAACACTATCAGGCTTAGAGCGTTTTCCTGCGTCAGTAGTAGCAGATTATACTTCTACACCGTTCGACAATACAGCCTTTAACGGCGGTAGCTCTATTACAATAGACGAAGACTAATAACATATATTAGTATTTATATAGATTAAAAGCGGTTTTTTGCCGCTTTTTTTCGTATAAAACTAAATAAAAACTAATATTTTATATTTTATTGTGTATGTTACATATAACTAGAGGACAGGCAAACAGTTTATATTTTACTTTACGCGAAAACAAAAAGCAAGCGGCAGGAGTAGGACACTTCTTTTTTTTTAAGTTTGTAAGTGACGTTACTAAGCAGGAACTTTTTTTAATGCAAACTAACGCAGGAAGTTTAACGCATACCCGTAGGTATAGTCTTTTATCTTTTACAGAGGGAACACACCTAACGTTACAGATCGAAGGATTCTACAAATATACGGTATACGAAGTAACAGACAACACGTTAACAGACGACAGCACGCTAAACGATACGCATATAGTAGAGCAGGGTAAAGCGTTTGTTAAAGACAATAACGTAACAGAAGTAAGCTATACAGAGTATACGCCTTCTGACAGTAAAAACACACTACATAAAAACACAGTATACTTAAACATTTAATATAATGAGTGCAAAAAATCAGGTTCAACTATTAAACGAGCAGCTAGGTAAAGGCGGAATTAGCGTAGTATTTACAACAGCAGCACAAACAGAAAATTTTTACGCGGTGCATTTCGTAACTGAAAGCGTTATAAGCGCTATAACGATTACAAACTGCACAGGCGAAAGCGCGTTACAAACTACTATTCCTGCAGGGACTGTTATCTTTGCTAATATTACAGCTATTACTATGTCTAGCGGCGTAGCTATAGGCTACCATAATTAAGATATGAAGTTAGGGTTAACTATGGGTATAAATTCTAGGCGCGAAAACCTAGAAGGTATGGGCGGTTTTGATATTGCTGATTTGAGCGGTTTGCAACTATGGCTTAAAAATGCAGAAGGCGTTACTGCTGCACAATGGAACGACTCTAGCGGTAATAATAACCACGTTACACAAGGAACTTCTGGGAATCAATCTGCCGTAGAAGATGGTGGGCTTGACTTTGAAACTGGCGATCACTACGACTTAACATCTACAATAACTACACCTACGTTTACTATGTTTGTTGCTATGGAGCCAGATAGTGCAACTTCTATGACTTTTTTATCTAGCACTAACAGCGCTGACTTTATAAGAATAAATCAAAGTAATGACTTTGAGTTTAGAACAAAAAGAGCAGAGAATTCACTAGACCTTACTATAAGCCACTCTACAGACTTTAGCTTCGAAGGAAACGGCGGAGTAGAAAAGTTTATAGTAATGTTTAGACAAGAAGCTAATAATACTGTAACTATAGGTGTAAATAATGACCTTGACAATTTTGCTTTAGCAAATAGCACAGGTTCTGATTTTAACCTTGAAGTATTAGGTTCTCAAGGATCAGGAGGGGCGAACGGTTTTAATGGAACAATATACGAAGTCGTTATATATAACCAAGTGCTTAGCGATTCAGACGCTACACTAGTTAG